GTCCCTGGGCGACCAGTTCTGCTTGGCCGAGGCTTTTCAGCCTTTTTGTTTCTCTTACACGGTACGTTTTAATATGCCCTCTCATCGACTTAGAAATGAACGAATTTATCAGGACAGAGTTTATCCTTCTGTCCCGGTCCGTTCGACCGTTGCTAACTACGATGTGGGGCTTACCCTTTCAAGGGCTAACGTTCCTAACTATAGAAAACTTATTTCAGAGCATAAAGATGCATCTTCGCCTTACCGTAAAGACTTTATCGAGTCATATTCCGGTGGCGAAGATTCCAGTTGCCTTATAAAGGTTACTGATTCTTCGGTCTACCCACCTCTGGTTTCTTACCAGACTGCGTGGTCTAGATCGCGTATCGACGCACCTGCAGGTTTCGTCCCTTCACCGCCAATTACTGATGGTGAATCTGACGACCGTGCAATACGCCGATTATATTCTGCTCTGAAAAGTGCCAATCCTGATTTCGATTTGCTTCCCTTTGCTGGTGAGTTTGGTGAGCTGAGGGGTCTTGTTAGATCCCTTGCTGGTCATACTACTAGCTTAGTTAAGTCACTTATCGATATCAAACACGGCCGCATGCCTAAACTATTGCAGCGGTCCAAAGCAGCGGATTTATGGTTGTCATACAACTTCGGCATCTCGCCTATTTTGAATGACGCCCAATCCCTTGCCGAGGCTATCGCTTCATATGTTTACGGCACCGGTATCACCTTACGGTTTACCGGGTCTCATAAAAGAAACTGGAGTTCAGATACTACATCTGTGATTGCCGGTTCGCAGGGCCTCACTTATAAGGTAAAGATCCTCACGGACTTTAGCTATTCAGTCAGGTATACTGCTGGCCATCGTTTTGTAGCATCTGGAGGTACTAGCGGTTCCTTCGCAAGCCATTTCGGTTTGCGGCCAGCTGACATTTTGCCAGCTATTTGGGAACTCGCGCCGTACTCATGGGTGGTTGACTACTTTACAAATGTCGGTGACGTGCTCGATCAGAGATTTTCTTCTCGATCAGGTAACACGATATATTGTACTAAGTCAGTTTTATCCACCGCGTCGCAGATCGCACCCTTAACAGGGACGACTTCGACGCAGGGCTCGATACTTTCATCGAGCTACTCTTCTCCAACTATCCGCCGGGGTACCTTTCAACGTACAGTGCTCGGGTCTTTACCCGTAAGCTCTTTCCGTTTTAAGGGTTCCGATGAGATAGCCCCAGATCTTGGGGTTACAATTAAGAGATTGCTTAATTTGTCATCTATATTGGTTAAATAACCAAAGGAGTCCTTCGTGGCTTTCCAACCAGCAAGTCCAGTAACTGGTGCAACTGTAACCGGTTTGACAACGCCTACGTACACCCTAGCCGCTGATACAGCCCCTGCTTCTAATGCGAAGCAATGGACTGTCTCTGCTCTCGGTGGTACACAGACTAACGTTGATGTGCATTCGGTCTCTCGACCCTTCACACTCTCCGTATTCAAACCTGTTCAGTTACGCTCGCTACCAAGCGCAAACCCCGTAACTGGCGTCGTTAAGAATGTCCCTGTTAATTCATACAAGGTGATCACCCGCAAGGGCGCTTCTCCTGCACTGAATCAAACACCGCAGGTTGCACGGATCACTACTGTGATCGACGTACCTGCAGGTACTGATAGCTACGAGATCGAAGATCTACGTGCAATGGTCTCACTACATTTCGGTGCTTGTTTTGCACAAGCTTCCGGGATTGCGGACACCATTCAGAACGGTACAATTTAAACTTAACCACCCATTATGAGGATGCTCTTATGGATCGCTTGAACGCTCTTTATGAAACCTTTACAAACGAAGTTTCGCACATCGCGTCTCCCGCCGTCGATCGTCAGATCGCCCGGTTCAGGAAACGCTTTTCTCGAAACGACAACTCGCTCGTACAAACGACCTACGACTCATTTGTTAAAGTTAACAATTCTGTCGTCGGGTCTATTAGCTTGGATCCTGATGTTATTGCTGATGCTCGTGACTTTATTTGGCATAGTTTATGCCTTTTCACTTCACATCACTCAACTACACCTCAGTCCTGTCTAGATTATGGCTTGCTTCTCTCTCTATGGAGGTTCGGCCCTGGCGCCAGTAATGGCGTTAAGGGCACGCACTTCGCAGAGAAGATAACGCAGCCATTCTCTTGTACGAAGAGTTGTGAACCTTTCATTAAACATATAGTCAAGTATACACCCAGGCTCCGGTTCTATTATGAACGTCAGAGATCTGTTTGTTACAAGACTGTGAAAGGTTCTCGTTTATCTGTAGTTCCAAAAAACGAAGATACCCTCCGAACGATAGCAATTGAACCATCAGGAAATATGTGCATGCAGCTTGCTGCAGGCATGTACCTTGAAGGCGCATTGCGTTCAGTTGGGCTTGATATTAGTACCCAGGCCGAAAAGAATAAGCGTCTTGCTTATCTTGGTAGTATCGATGGTAGTTTGTCTACCATCGATCTATCGTCTGCGTCTGATATGATTAGCCCAGCCCTCGTTCGGGCTCTCCTCCCTCCTGAGTGGTTTTCTCTGCTGATGAACTTACGTTCGTCTCAGTGTGAAATACCAGGTCATGGGGAAGTGGAGTTGAATATGATCAGTACAATGGGAAATGGTTTTACCTTCCCTCTGATGACTCTTATTATATTGTCACTCTTGTATTCCATCTCGCCTGGTCGCCGTTTTTACGTCGACTATACGAAGAATGGTGTATTTGGCGACGACATAATATTGCCAACCAGTTTGTATGATCGTATGGTAGCAGTTCTTAGCTCTGCTGGCTTGGTTGTTAACACCAGCAAAAGCTATTCTGCAGGGCCTTTCCGCGAAAGCTGCGGTGGAGACTACTATGAAGGAGTTGATATAACTCCTTTTTACGTTAAGTCCCTCGCAACAGACGCGGAAATTTACGTTTCTATAAATAAGATTATATTATGGTCTTCTCGAGAAATGATCTTTCTACCTGAAACCATAAGATACCTTATTTCATTGTTGCGTAAAGGCCCTTACTTCGTGCCTATGTGGGAGCAGCCATATTCTGGCATTCTCACGACTGTCCGTCACGGCCCTCGGTTTGAGAAACTCGAACTGAGGACAGACCCGAAGGCTATAGATATTGATCCTGATTTGCATAAGTTGTGCATTTTAGGTACGTATCTAAACCCCTGGTCGCTTGGAACAGATGGAGGCGGAACGTATCAGCCACGAGTAAATCGTGTAAGATACAGAACAGTAAAG